CTTGGTCAAGCATTGCTGATTCTTGGAATAATCCAGGGGGCACATTTAAATCAACACGGCGAATCTTTTCTGGAGATGCGGAACGTATAGTTGCGTCAGGTCCCATTTCAAGGACGTTAACATCTGAAGGCAACGCAAAAGGTGCCTGAACAGATTTTTGTGCCGCCTCAAGTTGTAAAGTAGCAAAACGGGCACGTGCGACTTGTACCCATAGAACATCGTCAAATTGTCCACGTTGTTGTTCATCAGAATCAACACCTGGTCTTACAGCAAAAACAACGTTTAATTTACCAAGAGGATTCTTAGCACGTTGTAAAATGTAGTTTGCGCGCTCTGGTAGAAAAAGAACTGTTTCATCTTTGTCCATATAGCGCACAAGTTGTACTGGGCGCATAGAACCACGTTGTTCAAACTTACCAAGAATAACTGATTCGTATTCTGGGAAATCGTTAACAAGATCTTGCGCGGCTTTAACGTAAAGTTTTGTATAAGAAAGCAAACGACCAAAACGGTCAAACTCAGGATATGAGTTAAAAGGATTATCTAAACGAATACGTGGAGTGTTATTTTCGTAATCAGCTTCAACAATAAAAGGTAGAGCACCAAAGGTAATATAACGATCAGCACCAGTAAACATTTCAACTTGTAGACGTGAAGTGTCTCTGTATCCAGCAGCAATCATTGTGCGCTTGTCAGCACGTGAACGTGCACGGTCTGATACAGCGTTAGTTGCTGAGCAGTTGATAGCAGGAAGAGGAGCAATTACTTCAGCAATGTCGCGTGCGGCCACGTCAATAAAGTTAGCCACCATAGGTTTAGGATATTCAGCTGGGAATAGTCCTGGGAAAACTTGATTTATGTTACCTTTACGAACTTCTAAAACATCCGACCAACGTGCATCACGATTTGCGTATCGTTGTTTTAGTTGCTGATAGGCATTAGCAATATCTTCTATGCTACGCGCCATTAGACTCCAATGTTAATTAATACCAACCAGCATTTGCCAGTCTTTGTTTCCTTGCATATTCTTCTAAATCCACCACTTGGCGTTTAGCCAAATCAATTGGTGTAGCAAAAGGGTTTCTAACCCAAGTCTTGCCATAACTTCCTTGCTGGTTTACATAATCCCTTAACTGGGTTTCAGCAAACCATAAAGCCATAGGACCGTCCTGTTTATTTTTTGTACCAGGAGACCAAGTAATCAGTTGTTCAATAAGAGCTTTAACGCCCTCTGACTCGGCGCGAGGGAACTCAATAAGATTATTCTTAGCAGGTTTACCATCAGGACCAAAGGTACCAAAGAGAGTATTAAGAGAAGCCACGCCATATTCAAGATCCATCTTGTTAGCGCCCGTGTAATGTTGGACAAGTCTGATACCCCGTGATTGTAAGAAAGCATTAATCTCTTCATCCTGTGTAAGAAATAGCTGGAAAGCATTCTTTTCAATAACCCAAACAGCAGGCTTATATCTTTCCGTCCACTGAAAAATTATTTCCCTGATACGTTGAGGAGTTGGTGCAGGCATACGAGAAGCATCAAGAAGATACCTACGTTTAGTATTCCTATCACCAGAAACAGCAACCGTAAAGGTGTCACCCGACATAGCAGGGTCCATAGCACAAACGGTGTAGAAGCCTGTAGTGTCAGCAGGATAACCAGGAGCACCGGCAACAAGGGGACCACAACCTCTCATACCATTAGCAGCAGCACGAACAAGTTCGGGTGCAAAAACAGATTCAGATTCAACATCTTGCTGTTGATAAACCATAGCCCATGTTTTAGAATCTAAAACGCTACGGCGTTGCTTTAATCTAGTTCCATCCCATCTAGGGAAGAAACCGTTCTTATCAGGATCCACAGGATCCCCAGGCCAAGGCCTATCAGACTTAGGCCACAAAGTAACCCAATTCTCAGGTTTCTCATCAAACTCCAAAACAGCCGGCATAGCTAAATAAGTCCAAGGACTCTTAGCTTCCGGATAACGATCAGGATTACGCAATTCTCGGTACATGTCAATTGGATCAACACGGGTACCAACAATAAGAAGTTTACCAGTAGGACCAATACGTGTCAAGACTTCTTGCTGAATCCATCTTATCTGTTTATCGTACTCGCCTGCATTAGACAAAGTAACACAGTCGTCAAGAATAATAAGGTCAGCGCGAGCACCGTAGATTTGCCCACCAATACCCAAAGCCTGGAGAGTAGGATCTTTTTCGCCTGACTCACGTTCAATATAAATCGCATCTTGTGTCCACTTATCAGCAGTAGCCTTAAAGCCATCAGCAGGTGCAAACCTTCTTTGAAGGTCAATATAGAACGGCGAAGTAAGTCTTTGCTTAACAGCATACAAAAATTCCTTAGCCATAGTCTGTGTCTTAGACACAACCTTGATACGAACAGTTGGATCAACACAGATACGGTACGTAATATAATCAATAGACACTGTCATTGACTTGGCGTGCTCCGGTGGCATATTCACCAAAACATAATTTGTAACACCCTGCTCAAACATCATAGAAGGGTGAACCCAAGACAGTTCTTTGTTTTCAATCAAATCAATAATGTTTTGCTGATGAGGGAAAGTCTCAGACTTCATGAACTCTTTACGGAAATCACGAAACGTCATAGCCTTATCTTCATCAGATATATGACCATCACGGGCCTTCAAGGCCCTAACCAGTTGAACCTGTTTCTTAAAATCAGGGTCAGACTCGGTGTAATAATAAAAAGTTTTACTAGACTTGCCAACTGCGTTGCAAGCATCCTCAACTGAGAAACCAGCTTGGATCAATTCTAGGAGCCTGGACTTGGCATCACTGGCATTAAGTTTGGCACCAGGTTTCAACCGTAGGTGCAAAGAATCTGTGGGTTTAACCGGTTTCAAAATAAACACTCCTCTGGCCCGTGACTAGGTATATACCGGTAAAAAAATTTATAAAACCTAGGTACCGGGAGCGAACCGAAGTTAATGAGTGAGCGACCTCGTTTATACTCGTCGCTCTGAGCGTAGCCCCAAGCGAAGCGAAGAGCTTTCGGCCTAAAGGCCTCAAGCTGTAGAGGGGCGGGGGGCTTAAAAGCCCCTCTACTATATATAAGGCTGCAAGTTATATATTTCTTGCATACCCCGTTTGACCTGCGGAAATACACCACCAGGTTTAGAAAAAATATGTTGGTAGAGAGTATTGGCTATTAGTAACTCTGGTTTAAACATCCCGGGTCAGTCCTTACTACTACATCCTGTTTGGACTTTGTGACCCATGTTCCTTACCCATTGTAATGTGCTTCGCGCTGATTTATTAAAAGAAGGGCGTATTCGGACACAACAAAAACGCCCGATTTGCCCCATTTGTCCAAGTTATAAGTTAAAGGGCAATGACTATCCTCCAGCCCCTAATTCCAGCCCCAAAAAACATGAAGCGCGCCCCAATCGGAACGCGCCACATGTCGGGATATCTACTAAATAAACAAACTAAAAAACAGCACCCACCACGCGCCAGCCAACACCACGCATGACCAAAATATGATTCTGCCTTTCATTAGTACTCACCCCCGAATAATGATTCCTGATGTAAATCTGGTCGGTAACACAAACATTCATCCAAATCGGTCAGGCAATCCAGACATGAATTACAAGTGGCGCAAACAAAATCCACAAGTGGATGTGGTTGATACATCTCGCAATTAAAGCAGAAATCATTCTCCACATAGTCGTCATCTTTGATGTAATCCCAACTAGGTGAGTAGTAATTTCTAGTTCCAAACATCCAAGAATCCTTGACCTGATAGGAATAATTAGACCACCAAAGTCCACCGACCCAATGACCCAAATCCTCATTTAATAAATAAACCTGATTCTCAAGTTCAGGAGCAGTAGAGAATATGCAAATCTTAGAACCTGAAACCAGTTCCTCAAGTTCACCAAATCCTGCTTCATCATCCAATAATTCCAAGAAATTAGGTAACCAATCCTCAGCAAATACAAGTGTGTCAGACCTGTCGTCACCTGTCGGAATCTCAACACCTAGAACCCCGTTGTGCGCCAAAATAATATCTTGACGACCACCGACTTCATAGGGATGCGAATTAGTGGCACATACTGACCCATGAGTAGCCCAACGAGCGTGGAACATAGCCCAAGAATCAGGATATTGTTCACGCAATCTCAGGAACTTAGACACCACATGTTCAGCGTTCAGCCCCTTACCTGTCAGGATTCTGTCACCAATATGGATGGCAAACCCGAATCCGTCAGGGTTATTGGTACATGCACACATCAATTCTTTGCGAGTTGGTGTGTAGTTAGGACTTGCAACCATTAATAGACACATATTCTTAGTTCTCCAGTTCTGCATGTAAATCGGAATTCGGACATTGTGGGACATCCACATTGTCAGTTAGTACGATTTGAGCTTTAGATTCAATTCCAACATCAGAAAATTCAGCTGTTTTTACCATAGGAATCAATCCATATTCACACATCAAGTCAATAAAAGAAGCGCACTCGGTGCGATTCTCATTGACCCAATCAGCAAAACGACCAAACTTCAACGCACCCTGATTGATGTCATGAACGCTCAGACTTCTGGTGTATTGAATCGCGCAATCTACGGATTCAATCGCAGAACGCACGCGCCTTTCATTAAGTGAACCCCTAAAAATCCTGACTTCTATTGTGTCGGCATTACTTAAATTGACGGCACAATATCGTTCTGGGAACTTCTCACCTTTCAAGACTTTCATTACTGAATTAGTCTCAGAATCAAAAGAAGCCCAACGGGATGAATTACGACCAGCCAACTTAGACCATGCATATTGATTAGATAAAATCAACTGAGCAAACTTCCAAATATGACCAGATGAACTAAATCCTGTTCTACTTATATGAACATGAAGTCCACAAGTTCCAGCAGACCAAGACCTATATCCCAATTCTTGCAAACCACTCAAAAACTTAAAATCAATCGCTTCTGAATAGTAGTTGAAAGTAAAAGGGAAAGTGACTAATTCATAGCCCCTATCCAATGAACCATCAGCCTTAAAATAAACAAATTCGTTCAATGAATCTTTAATGATTGTCATGCCATCCGTCATGGAACAATCCATAGATTCCACTTCTAATTCCATGCCATAAAACAACCTAGAATCATCAGAATCAGCAGAACCCATATAAAAATTAGGTCGTGCAGGCTTAAAAGAATAAGTCATAATTCCGTCATAATCAGAACTATTCCAAGAATCAACATCATCTGGGTCATAGTTCGCATCACATAGGTCACGCTCATATTCATTACAATAATCGCACCATGAAGCGTTGCACGCACTAATACAAGCGTTACACCAACAATCACCTGAAATAGAATTTAATGGTTCGCTTCCGTATTCGTCACAATTATCGCAATAGTAAAAATTATCATCACGACAATTATTGCAGTAGTAATCGCCATCAATATATGTCATAGATGCTTCTGCAGAATTATCGTTGCAATGATTACAGCAATATGTGTGAAGTGGGCAATAAAATCTTAAAACATTTTCCCACCACCAAACCTTACATTCACTAGAATTCTGATTGATTCTATTTCCAGCATTAGGAACTGAATTAATAAAATCATTCATCAAATCTAATGAATCAAATTGTCGTCTGGTAACTTCTGAATCACGATAGCGCGACCAATTTCCACCAGTTTCATCCTGATGAAATACATCACCAAAATTATTAACATCAAAAAAACTATTCTCAACCCTTAAAGCAGATTCAGAATTGGTGCATCCATAAAAACTGCAATTCATTTCATTAGATGCAAATTGTTCTGGCAATAACAAATCAACCAAAGGGACTTCAGTTGTAATTGTCAATTTAATTCCTTTCATAATTCGGGCAGAGTTACCCATATTCATTA